ATATTTGAGGATCACCCGTGATATACTTATCCTGAGCTCCTATAGCGATCAAATGTGCAACACCGGCAGACATGGTAATACTAATTTAAGGCGAGAAAAATTACAAGTTGGGTTTTCTACAAACGAAACGAAGAACTAAAAAGTTGTTCTCGGCGGGACTAGGTGGGGTAATCAGATTACCATCCTGATCCCGAATATTTACTGTGAACCTATCGATAGATCGGATAGGGTTTACGTACTGTGTCGCGACGGAATAATCATCCTTGTAACTGATTACACCTGTGTCATCGCTAGTAACAAGACTCGCGAAAGAATTGCGGAGTAGACTCAACGACGCTTGTCCAGTGAGAACATTCGACGCCCTATCCGAAAAGATGGAATCGAGTTCACTGATGGAGACATAACAGTGTTCGGTGGCTGTAGTAGTGGTAATACGAGCAGCTAAAAGTTTAGCTTGCACCACGTTTTTGAGTGGTTGTTGAAGATGGCACGTAAAAGTATTCGCACTACTCTGACCTACACTGTCTACGGTGACAGTGTGGTACTCGTAGTTGAGATCGGGAATCATTTCCGTTGGCGACGTGATTAAGGCCATTTTTATAATTAGCTTAGATTAAAGATCCGCCAATTCCGTCTGCGATCTCGTACCCAGCGTGCTCACCGACGAGCTTTTGGGCACCACAGAGACCACCTGGAGTAAGACCAACAGTGTAAGGGCTGTCCTTCTTACCGGAGCCGGGGGTGCACTCGAGATCGGACTTGAGATCGAAGAGAGACTTCTCACTGACCGTCTTGATGGTAATCGGCCTGGGTTGGTAGTTGGAGCTTCGAGCATTCATGACACCGAGGATGACGATAGCAGTCATCAACACGAGCATGTATAACAGGGCATTGCGGTCGGCCCGGTTGAAATTGAGTTTGAACATTTATAATAGACATACATTTTTTTAAAGTGCGTTAAAGACATTTTCTTAGTTTCTAGATAGAGAGTAGATGGACGAAGAAATCGTACTCGACAGGGGTCAAACCAATGTTATGAAATTAGATGCCGACGAACAGGCGCTCATGGATGAGATTGAGATTTCTGTTCCTCGGCCAAAGCCAGTACCCAGACCCACGACAAGGCCTATGCAAAGGCCCGGTGGTGCTTCTCATCATCAAGAAGCTATGGACGCCTTTGTGAACCCCAACAAACAGAGCGCTCCTGTGCAACCCCGTGAAGAGGAGGAGATTGATTACGGTGAGGATGAACCGATGATGTTCGATGATGAGCCGATGGGTCCCGGTCCAGATGAGCAGGCCGAGCAACCCTCCAAAGGATACACATCCATCGACGAAGAAAAGTCGGACTTGATCAATAAACTCACGCGTCTTGAGAAGAAGGGTTTCGCCGTGAACAAGCGCCTGAACGCGTACTCTAACATCGATGAACTCAGGTCAGAGGTGAAGCGAATCACCTATAGCATAGACGTTGAGCAGTCCATTCGCTTTTCGAGGCGTATGCTTATCGCCTGTGTGACTGGTCTCGAGTTTTTGAACAAGCGGTACAACCCCTTTGAGATTCAACTCGAGGGTTGGTCCGAGTCCGTCATGGAAAATGTGGATGACTATGACGGTGTTTTTGAAGAGCTTTACGTGAAGTATCGCTCGAAGGTCAGCGTTGCCCCAGAGGTCAAGCTCATCATGATGCTTGGTGGTTCCGCGATGATGTTCCACCTTACCAATTCCATGTTCAAGTCGGTCATGCCCAACATGAACGATGTTATCAAGCAGAACCCCGACCTCGTGAAGAACATGATGGCGGCGGTCCAGAATACCACACGCTCCCCTGAGGGTCCCGCTGTGGATGCTCCAGTTGGAGGCACGGGTCAGTATGAAATGCAGGGACCCGGTGTAGACATTTCGAACCTCATGGGTAATATCATGATGCCTCCTCCTCCACCAATGAACACGTCTATGGGTCAGTCTACTCCAGCAGAGGAGGATGATGACCTTTCGGATATTGTCTCCATCTCCGGTGATTCTACTGGTGGTGAGGTGAAGGAAGTCAATGTCGGTGCCGCCAAACCCAAGCGAACCCGTCGAAAGAAGAAGACCGAAATTAATCTCTAAATATATATAAATGATAGCGTATTGTCCGCTGGAGGAGATCGAGCCTCCCGTTCGGCAGCAGGTAGCTGTCGCGGAGCCAAAGTCCGAACCTGTAAAGCCTCAGGTCGGGCGCGAAGAAACTGAATTAAATTACGTCATCATGGCTTTCATTGTTGGCGTCATAGCACTCGCCGTCTCTGATTCCATCAGGGCGTAAATGTTGAATCTACCGCGAGGTACTCCCTCGTAGTAAATTTAATACCCAAAGTTCTTATTCAAGAAATTACCTGGAGATGGATGACCTGGACCGACTAATTCCGTACCAGAGAAGTTGTCGGGTGGAATCGTACCGCCCTGGTTAGCTGTATACACTCCTACTAATTTACCACCTCTGGAAGTTATCAATTCTACGTACAAGTCGTAATAATATGTAATCGTTCCGAGAGACACTTCTGGAGCGAAAAGTATACCAAATTTACCGGTAGTTACAATGGGGTTCCAGGGGTGAAGATTACCACCACCGAATAAGTTTTTAGTGCCTATAGTGATGTTTTCGGAGGGGTTTGTGGTGCCGTCATGTGTACCACCCTGTACCTCGAGTACAAGAGTACTCATATCGTGGACACTGTAATCAGACCTTAATATAGCTACTATTTTGGCGTAATACGAACCCTTATCGAATCGTAATTGTACATCCTGACTTTGTTGACCCGTACGCGTAAAGTTTAAAGCGTATCGCTTACAGGCAACTTCATTCGAGTTGGAAATAAATCCACCACCGACCTCAAGAGCAGCCGTAGCATCCTGGCCACCGAGGTCTACAGCGACCTGGTTACCTAAATCAATCTTACCGTCGATTTGAAGGTCACCAACAATTTCCGTGTCGCTATTCACGACGAAACTTCTCACTGGGTCTACAAACACGTTACCAGTGTGATCACCGTAGATGTTGGACACTCCACCAGTCGTCTTGAATTCGAGAATGGCATTACTCGTCGCGTGTTCTAAACGAGCCGTGCCGTTATACATGTGGAACTTGGTAGCCGGTCTTGACGTACCGACACCTACGTTACTCGTGTGTATCACATGAAGACCGTCAGCTTCGACTGAGTTGTTCATTCCACCCACGACAATACCATGTGTCGTTCCAGAAGTGGTATACCCTCGAACGTACCCACCATACCCGTCGTTCGTGTTCAATGAAATACCAGTTTTCGTATTGGTTCCAGGACTTTCGAGTTTGAGAACGTCTATGTCCGAAGTGACACCTGAATATATATGAACGTTAGTACTTGGATCTGTGGTGCCTATACCAATGAGACCTGTGTTTTTAATTCGCATGGATTCGGTCGCGAACAATTCCTGTGTAGCCGCCGTAGCCTTGTTTTGGAAGCGCATATCACCCGAAGATCCTATGGTTTCGAAACGTCCACCATCACTCAGAGCGTAAATATCCATATTTCCAAAATTAATTTTCTGACCGGGTGCGAACTCAACACCACCATTGACGAAAAGTGACGTCGTATCAGGTTGTTGAATCTTAGTCGTGTCAGTTGTTCCAATCAAAACGCGTCCACTCGAACCACCGCCAGAAATAAGCATAGCGGGTTTAAGTAAGTTGGAAACGCCTTGTTCCATGTCCGATATTTCAGACGCACTCAATTGCGGTTCACTGTACGCCTGGAATACGTGTTGTGAACCGACGAGTCGTATTTGATCTGGACCCGCGGCACCAGGACCTTCGTTACCCTTGAATATTAAAAGTTCTGAAATGTCTGTACTCACAAGTCTCTCTTTAATGAATGTGTTACCATACTCATCAGACAACAGACCACCAAAATAGAGCTCGTTACCTATGACAACATTTCCATTCACTTCTAATTTATCACGGGGAACATCTGTACCTATACCCACGTTACGTGTACTTCCATCTATGTACAGTCCAACATTTGTCGAATCAGATACTTCATTAATGTTACGAGTAATTCTAAAATCTCTCGTTCCGGTGATACCAACAGACCATCCACGAGGGTTTGAATCATTCGTCGTTTGGATGTACGATGTGAAAGCGTTTCCTTGTGTCGCGTCCGTTTGGGCCGCCATGATCGCATCTCCCGCACCACCCGCACCGTGGTGGTTGTGAATCATGAGACTATTTTCACGCGCGTTTCCTATCCCACTGCTCACAACTTCTAAAAATGCTTCCGGAACGGTCGAACCTATACCGACACGTCCATCACTTCGAAGTGTGAGAATATCTGTCTCATCACTGTAATCTTCGTCCGCGAGGTAAATATCCAGTTGTGTTTTGGATTTGTTGTTCGTGAGGTCGTGTTTACCCAACTTGAATGTCGCTCGAACGGCTTCATAGTTGTTTAAGACACCTTCACGTGTTAATTCAAGGATTGGTTCTTGGGATACAGTATCCTCGGTCTCGACTGTGTTGCTTATGACCATCGGTGTATTCAAGTGATTATATGCGACACGGTTTACGGGTTCATTGTTTATGAATACCGTACCACCTGACGTATGTAAAAGACCCTTAGGTGTAATAGTGCCTATACCCACATTACTTGTTTCGAGAATGGTCATCTTCGGGGTTCCCATCGTATCGGTGGTACTCGCGTAAAAGTTGAGACCCTTACCGGTTCCTACACGGTTTTCGATTCTCGTTTGATTACCATTGACATCTGTGAAAGCTTTCAGGTAGGTTGTATCGCTTCCCAGTATAGCCGCATTACTGTCATTCAACTTGAGGTTACCACCAAGAGTTAAAAGTTCGCTCGGTTCAGTGTTGGATAAACCAACATTACCACCAGATACGACTCGTAAACGTTCGGTATTCTTTGTCTTTATGATTACGGACTGATGACTGGGAGACTCTTTAGCACCATTAATTTCAAGAGCACTAATATTCGAGGTCAATGGACCCGCGCGGATACTCACCGTGTTCGAAGTAGAATCTTCACCTGTAATATCACCATGAATGATAACATTCGCGGCTGAAGAAATACCGGATTCACCCTCTACCTCGATGAAATCTTGTACACGAATAGACTCCGTGATGAGACGACCCGTCGCCGTGTTACCGATGACAGTAACAGCATTCGCATCTGTGGTACTGAAGAATATCTTGTCACCGATAGATAACGTGTGTGCCGGATTCGTATTCGCGATACCGGATGAATTGACACCCGTCGTTTGAATACCATCGGCCTCGATCTTGGATGAAACAACCATAGGTATAGCCGCATCCGCGTCGAGTGTGATGAGGCTACCGACGGTGAGACCGTCGTCACCGATTCGTAAACCTTCGAAGAAGCCGTATCCGTTCGCGTGAAGAACATTGGCCGAAGATGATGCCACATCGTTTATGTACACGTTAGATCCCACAGAAAGGGAAAATGCTGGTGAAGTGTTTGCGATGCCCACGTTGTTTTGTGTGTAAATGTCACCGAACACGTGAAGGTTCACGGTGTTTGCACTGTCCATAGTGAAAGTGGCATCTTCAGGGGTACCGTAGGTCCTCGACAATTTAAACGTATCATCGACGTGTGTGTAACCCAAGAAAACATTAGAGGTGTCCGGGGCACCATCCCTCATGAGTACGGCCATGTCGTAGGTCCCATTGTTACCATCACCCATCAAGATGACGGCATTTGAAACGACTAAGTTGTCAACACTCGTATACGACGGAATTTCTGTTATCGACAAGTTACCACTCACATCGATATTACCAAACACTTGTAAGAAACCATCTCGAATGACGACATTACCGTTTTCAAAAACGGCTACGTTAGCTCCCGTGTCTTGAACAATGTCCGTTCCGACGTGAAGGTGCTTATTCACCGTGACATTTGTAGACACAGTATTCCCAGTGACCGTGATCACGTTAGAGTTGTCGGCATCAACGACGAACGAATCGTTGGTCGTTTTGAATGTATCTGTCGCTAATACATTCGTACTGACAACGTTACCACGTACAGTCACAAGATTTTGAACAGTTCTGTTTACGATTAAATCATTCGTGCCAATTTGAAGATCGTTGATGGGGTTATCCGTGCCTATACCGACCTGTGTGGCCGTGAGACGATTTACATTTGTAGTACCCGCAAACTGAGTTGTATCTGAAATAGATGTCAGTTCACCCGTAATCT